GCTTCACTTCCTGTAGTAAAAATATTTGTGTCTATATTAGCGACACCAAAAAGATTACCATCTGCAAATTCATAAGATAAGTGACCAACAATATTTTTATATCCTTTTGGATAAACAGTTATTGATGTCTCATCTCCCATTATTATTCTAAGTTGATCTTTTGGACAAACTTCTACTAGAGCATAAAGAACAGCAACGCTATCAAGACCACCAGAATAAAGCAAATCTATTTGTTTATTCATATCACGCAATTCTATAGCTCTCTCAAACATCATATCTGAGAATGATGGTAGATTATCCGTGTATTCATAATCAACTTTGGGATAATGCCTCTGAGACATATTAAATAGAAATTCTTTTTCACCAAGTTTATCATTAAGAAACCAAGAGGTGGGTCTATTAACTTTTTTTAGATAATATTGTTCTTCTTCTAATTTAAAATTAAATTCTTCTTTAAAATCATCATCAAATTCTTGCCAATTTTCTATACCAAACTTATTAATAATATATGTTAACCAAGCTTGTCTATAGTCATCACTAATATAAACAAATTTTGTCATAATAAGGTGTTACTATTCATCAGCTCCTGTAACTGGGTTATAGTTTTTAGCATCTTCAAAGAACGATGTCGTTTCATTGAACCCAAAATCATCATCAGCTGACGCAGCTGTCGGCGAAGGTGTTACTGCATATCTCTGTTCTCTCTTCGGAGACTTATCAGGCATATCCGCATATTGATCTGCCTGTGCAGTTTTGATAACCTTACTAGATGTAACAGGTCCGTAAAGATAAAACTTTGCAGTAAAGTCTAAAGAATAAATGATAGACCGCCTGGCCGTAAAATCCCCCTGATAATTGTCTTCATAACCAACATTTGTCAACACAATGGGCACATCTCTCTTGATACCCATATCAGGCATATCATTCATTGTGATTGTATAATCTGGTTGAAAATATGGAAGGATTTGTTCTACGATCTGTAGAGCATCATCAGATTGTTTTGAAAGGATATACAAACCAAAATTGATATTATACGGCACGGGCATATACTGTGCGTCTAGCTGTTTTGTAGTATTGCCCTTTACCTTTTTAAATTGTTGAACACGATTTAATTTCCGGCTGGCATCATAATTTAAGCCAGTTATTTCAAATCCAATACGAGGTAGTGTTACAGCAACCTGTTTTCCAAGATCAGGATCGTCTTGTAAACGTACTAGAAATTTCTGCCTAGGCCCATATGCTAGGGGAACCTTCATTGTCTGTGTAATATCACCATCATTATCCTTCCGTACTAAATGTATATCGTTGAAAATTGTACCGAAAGATACTACTATTTTTCTGATGGATTCGTGATAGAATTGTTGTCCTAGCATTATGAAGCTTCTCCTGCGTCACCAAATGGATTCGATTCAGTGAAATCCAATATGGTATCGTCTAAACTGTCAAACAACTCATTTTGAGCTGTCTTGTCTGTACTCATGTCACCTACTATATATGATTCTTGTACGATGTAAGAATCATTCTCAAGCTTCAATTTCTCGCCGACAGAAGTAGAATCATTTTCGCCCAAGGTATTGTCTCCGTCTGTTTCTTCAGCTATCAAATCGCCGTCAGCAAGTCTTTCTATTCTAAAGCTCTCATTTACAGCCGAGGATTGTTCCAGAGTGAACTGGTATTTCAGAGTATCAATAGATAAATTATCTTCGATTTCATCTATAGCTGAAATACCTGTATCAAGAGTTTCTGACCCATACTCAAATAGGCGACAACGTAGTTTGTAAACTGGATTATTGTCTAACTGATGAAACGGTTCATCATGGTCTACGAAATTAACCTCAAATAACTTGCCAAGGATGGGGTGGTAAACTGCATCTCCTTCCTGAGGCCTATCGGCATCTGTATTTGCCGTATCCTGTATAATATAGAAACTACTACCATCTAATTTTTCTGTACTATCACTCGTTTCTGATTCTTGGGCGATAGAGCCACCAGTTGTATCTGTTCCATCTTCAATTTTCATCTGAGCATCCATTGTTTGGAATCTTTCTTTAGATACAACAAATGTAGCTTCACTCAAATTTTGCAAACCGAACTGAGACATCAACTCTTGCTCTCCAGCGAAACCGGCCGAAGCGTCTTCCATGTACATTTCTATAAGATGTTGACTGTTGAACTTGGATAGAGAATCTGCCCCCATCAAAGTATCCTCTGCTACGAGAGTTCTGTCTAGGTAATAGACATCATGGCCATATATCTGGATAGCTTCAGTCACCAAATCCCGATAGAGGTTCTTTTCTGAGGTTATAGCTTGTGACCCGCTAGTATGGAAATGTTTATTAACCGCCATTTAGCCCACCATATAATTCACTGGTAACTCAAAGAACATTTGTATCTGCTCCTCTAATTTCTCTTGTTCTTCCTTCCCAGCTGTATATATTCCCTCTCCATCCATTTCTACTCCGCCCAACATAGTTACACCTTTAAATTTGGACAAATTTGCCCCCCACTGTTTTTTAATCAGAGCAGTAGCATATCTTTTCAAGAAAATGTCATCATAGATATCAGTGTATGTGGTAGGATCAAGCTTCCTATAACATTCTATAAGAATATAATCTGAATCAGCAGTAAAATCATTTGCCCAATCCGCATCTATGTACAAACGATTTTGGTGTTGGTTAAACCGTATTGGGGTTTCGCCTACGAGAATGTGTTCTATTAAGTCTAAATTATCCATAGCCATCTGATACTGAATAACAGATGTAGATGACAAATCATATAGGTCATTCAGTCTCAGTTGGTATTGAACATCGAACATGTTACCACCGCCGCCTGTGCCGGTGAGGGGGAAAACCTGCACCACCGATATGACAGCATTTGGGAGCGGTATGTAATTTGAACCCTCTTTCCAGGTGGCCGTGATAGAATCATCAACGGTATCTGTACCAGTTGTTGACGCATCACTTCGAGCCCGTGTAACCTCAGCAGATGTTATCAAATGTTTCAGATACATTTTTTCAATACCATCGTAATGATATTGAGCGAAATATTGTAGTGCTTCATCTATACGATCATCTGCTTGGTCATCTGATACGTTAATATCGACAACTCCATCACCAAGAGCTCGTAAACAATAACTTTTAAAAGTTGCTTTTGTTGTGGGTACAGCCATAAACTCTTCCTTTATAGATATTTATAAGATACAGTATTAGGGCCAAACTCCACAGTCTTATCCAACCAAGGCCCATGTCTTTGAAATCCCACTGATTTATATGTTCGCAAAGCAGATTTTCGAGGCATACTCCAAATTAATTCACAATCCTCTTTTTTAGCCAAAGATATAGCATTATTTAACAAAACTTGACCCAAACCCAATCCTCTATGGTTTAAATCTACCCACAGGCCACGGGAACGATATACATGTTTATCAGTTCTAAATCCACTATTTACGCCTACCAGAAAGTCTTCAATAACAACACCAAAAAACGTAGGTTCATATTTATCAAATATAGAAGAGTCTTTAGTCAGGCCTGTATCAGCTGACCAAATTAAACTGCTCATCGGTTCGATCTTACTCTTTCTGCCTGGCCATAAACTTTCGGTCCAGACAGTAAAAATATCGTCAAAACTAATTTCCTTTATTATATATGTTGGGATATCAAATTCGGGCATTATATATAGTCCTATGAGAATTGGATTGGTGGCTACTTCACGCAGTGGCTCTACATTATTTCGAAGTTATGTTTGCAATATGCTTGGCCTAATGGACTCTGGATCATGGTTGAAACACAACTCCTATGCGAATATTGAAGAGACAGAATTTGCTAAAGAGCATCATCTCTTAAAAGTCTTACCTCACTATATATCAGAACAGCCAGAGGAGGTTCAAGAAGTAACCAAAAACTTCACAAGTATATGGTTGCATCGTGAAGATATTGTTGCTCAATTTCTAAGTCATGTTGCTAGGCTTAGAACTGGTGTAAACCATATCTACAAAATAGAAGACCGGCCGAAAATAGAGAATCTTAGTCTCAAAGCTTCAAGACAAGAATTTTCTCTCTTTAAAAAAAGATTAGATTGCTTTTGGAATACCTACCACCAATATCATGCCGGAGAGCCTCTAATTTCTCTAGAGTATTTTTTATCAGACCCCTCTACTAACTTAGCAAAAATAGCAAACTTTTTTGAGATAGATTCTAACCATGTTGTTAATATTCCTGTGCCTGTTGAATTAGCAATTAATTACGAACACAAATTTAAAAATTATAATAAAATAGTAGAGTGGTTTGAGGATTATGGGTAATTTTGCTGTAGTCTGTGTAACTCGTTCTGGGAGTTACTATTTTTATGAGTATCTGTGTAAGACCTTTGGCTTGGTTGAAGGTAGTGAGTGGTTTGGTAGAAACAAATCAGTCAACCTAACAAACCCCACAGAGTTAACTACAAAACCAGTTGATATTGATTGGACGGTTAATGAAGACCTCTTAACTTCAAAGGATATCAAACGCAGGATCAAACACCTAGAGAATTTTCCCTTTCCATATTGTATCAAGGTAATGCCTCTCCAATTATCCAACACACCTACCCAAACTAAAAGCAACTTGTTTAAACGAGCTGAAATTGCGTGTAATATCCTAGAAGATTTCGATCTCATATGGTTTAATCGGGAAGACAAGATTTCTAATTTTTGTTTTGAGTTGACAGCCATGCACTGTAGTCAACCAGGCTTTCCAAGAAATAGGGAGTACTGCACCTACGACCCTCTGAAAAGAACAAATCCACCACCGAACTCATTTACCGCAACGAAAGAACAGTGGGACAGATTTACAATACGAGAGGAATTTACGAATTGGGTGATGTTGCATTTCCCAGAAACCCCAAAAATTTCCTATGAAGAATTTGTCGAAGATCAAGATGCAGTTTTGGACACTATACAAGAACACTACGGTATCAAGGCCAACTACAATGAAGAAAATAAAAAAGAAATTTTGAAAAATCCTGACTATACAGAGATTTTCACAAACTACAATGATATAGAACAATGGTCACGCTTGAAGGAATGATACGGGGGGAGTGGATCAACGGTCATATGTTGAAAACTCCTGGGCCCAAATTCATAGGACAACTTGCCGACTTGTTGGTAGAATTGCACTCTCTACCACACGGGCCGAACTTTGCTAGTTACGACAACATACCAGAATCAAACATGAGTAATGTTATACAAAACCTTATTGTTTGGAAAGAGAAAGACGTTTTCTGTGAAGAAGCTCTATATGACTTCTATACGATAAGGTCAAATCTAAACAAACGATTCTATCTACATGGCGACTTATGGAAACAAAACATCTTAGTGGATGAGGATGGGAACCTAAACGGACTCAGAGATTGGGAATCCTTCTCCTATGGTGATCCCCACTGGGACTTCCGTATGATTCGACGCTGGATAGGCTGGGATGGGTTGGACAATCTGTTATTCCTATATAACTGTTCTGTAGATTGGATATGTAATAGACAGTATGTTGAAATACTAGACAAAATATCAATTTGTCATTCTATACGAATTCGCAAAGAACGTGGATTGCTGCGGCATGATGAACCAGACGCAATAGAGCGATTTGAGGACTTTAAAAAAGATTTCTAATTCAGCTACTCTGGTGGTATATCTGGGACAGAGTCTACTTCTTCAACCTCCAGAGTACGAGTTATGTTGTTATCTTCATTATATGCATCCCAAGGGACGCTTAAAAGGGCAGCAATCTGCGAGTCTTCAGACCATCTGGTATAGGTTGCCCTATCAACAAAATAAATTCTATTGGTAACAGTTAAGTCATTATTACTTAACCAATAACGCTCATTGTGCGGGTACCAGCCATCATGCCAGATTTCAACTTGAGAATTGTCACCCTGGCTCTTATAAGGACCATTGTGGTTTCTGAAACAACGACGATAAGCAGTGTATTGGTAATCTCTGAACTCTTCTGAGCTTTTATAAAACTCAACACCAGTATTTGGTCTTGTATGTGTTATAGTTAAACAAACAGGCAT